GACTTCTCCATCGGTAAATTCTGAAATGTCGATTCAATCTGAAGACACTTTCACAGCGAAAGACCTAGAAGCGCTGCCCAAAATGATACACAAAGTAAAAGACCCGACTCAAAGGGCTATGCTTATCCAGAGGGCAGAAGCATTCATTTTCAAACAACAATCAAAACTTAAAACAAATTAAAAGGATAAAATATGGCTATTTCAAGTTCTACCTTAACTACCAACAAGTATATTCCTCAAATATACTCGGCTAAACTTCAAGAGAAGTTTTATGCCACCTCTACCATTCCCGCAATCTGTAATCACGATTGGGAAGGCGAAATCAATGGCTTTGGAGATACGGTTTTTATCCGTACCGTCCCCACGATTGCGATTAAGACTTGGAATACTGCTGGCGCTACAGTTCAATACGATGCCCTCAGCATGGATTCCAGCCTTACGCTAACCATTGATAAAGCCAAGTACTATGCATTTGCAGTTGATTATATTGACGATTTTCAAAGTGATTTGTCAATTATTGATATTACGACTCAAGATGCTGCTATGCAAATGGCTACCTCGATTGATAAAGAAGTATTCAATTTTATTGGTTCCAGCAATACTCGTTATACCGATGCCGGTGTAACTGAATTCAATTACAACAGCGGAACTGGTTCTGCCGATTCTATTGATTGCATTCTTAAAATGGGTCAAAAACTAGATGAAGCCAATGTTCCCCGTGATGGAAAACGTTGGGTTGTCATTAATCCAGGTATGGCTCGTGCGCTCAAGACTTCTGACTTGAAAGCCGCTTATTTGACTGGTGATTCAGCATCTCCTCTTCGCAACGGTTTAGTTGGCGAATTAGATGGAATGAAAATCTACATTTCAAATAACCTAGATAATGCTATTGCTCCTACTCTCGCATCGGCTCGTTGCAATATTTTTGCGGGTCACGAATGTGCGTTTACGTTTGCAAGCCAGTTTGTTAAACACGAAATGCTTCCACTGCCTGACAAGTTTGGTTATGGCGTGAAAGGACTTCAAGTTTATGGTTACGCAACCGTGAAAAAAGAAGCGATTGTCCGTGCCCAAGTTGCGGGTGCTGCTTAATCTTTATTTTTTTCAAAAGTATGGGGGGCTTCTAGCCCCCTATATTTTTTGGAGATGACAATGAACCTATCTGAACTACAAAATTTAAGCGTTAAAGAACTTTTAAAAATAATCAAAGAACGCTCTATTAGGCTGGAAAAACCCATTTTGTTTACCAATAAACAGGAAATGTCAGATGCTATTATTAAATATATAAACAATTCCGACTAGAGGGGTTTTATGGCATTTGAAGTAAGGTCAATTATGGGCAAGGTTAAAAACATGCGACCCGACTTAAAAGAGGCCATGGTAGATTACTATACTCAGGAATCGGTTAGAAAAATTTGTAGATTAACCATGCTTGCCCAAAAAGATATTGCAATTACGATTGCATCAAATGCTAATTCGGCTACAATTTCTGACGGAACTAACGATATTAACAGAATTCATTTGGTTAAAATGCTCAATAGCAATAATGTTTATAAGATTATTGGGGAGGCTAACTACGTTGATATCAACAATAAAGTATCAATTCAGGATTCTACCGGAGTTCCGCAGATATGGGCATATAACGTTATTGACAAAAAACTTCGCATATACCCTACTCCAATTTCTTCTACTCAGTTAATTGTTACAATTTCTTATGTTCCAACGGGCGAAATAACTGAAATTCCCTTACCACCTGAATCAGAAGATGGTATTCAATACGGAGCATTGAGCGAAATATTAAGAATTCCCGGTCCGGCAATAAACTTACAACTGGCGTTAAATTATGAACATAAATTTAATGCAGAAATTTCAAATTTAAAATCAATTGCTATTCTTGGAAACAGTGGAAGATTACAGGCTGACCATGTTCCGCTTGGTGGCTCAAGAAGGCAAACTTCTAATCCATATAGGTGGTAAATATGTCAACTGCTCTTACTGCCCTAACACTTCAGGATTTAATATACGACACTAGACTTCTAATTGGAGATTCGGGGGATATTGCCAATACGTATGCCGACAAAGACGTAACAACCGCCATTAACTATGCAATACAACAATATTGCAGATTTACTGGTTGCAACTATGTAGAGACAACTTTTGCTATTACAAACGGTGCAACTACAAATTCATTTCCTTTTGATTATTTAATGATTCAAAGAGTCGGTTACGATACCAAATGGCTATTACCAACCTCTATCAATGATGAATATATAAAAAATCCATCCTGGGATAACGTCACCGGAACACCCATTAGGTGGATGATGTTTAGTGGCTCAAAAATAAAAATTACTCCATATCCGGTAAGCAATGCTACACCCATTAAGGTTGGCTTTATCAAATCTCCGCAATTACTTTCAGTCCTTGCCGATGCAGTTGATTCCACTATTCCGTATTCCGACCATAAATATTTAAAATATGCTGCAGTATCTTTCTTGTTGTCAATAGATAGCGATAAAAGCGATATTGAAAAAGGCAACTTTTTTATGGAACAATTTAAAGCACTAATTCAAAAAGGATAATTATGGCAACACTTATTGGCAATAGAATTTTGAGCGATACCAGCCCCTCTCTTGTTGACTTGGGCCTTGCTTCATTTACGGGTTATGTTTGGGAAAATACAAGCAGCGCTGCTGGAGCCGGCAATATTTCCGAGTGGGCGTTTTATGCAAACCCGGGGGCTGGCAGTTGGGAAGTTATGTACAATATCAAGTCTTCTAATGGTGGCTTGGCTCAACTTTCGGGTGCAAATTTTACAGGACCCGTAGTCGCTCCAGGGGTTGCTAAAACCAATAACCAACAGTTTACTGGAACACTTACAATACAGGGCAAAGGTAATGTTGCAACAGAAAATTATGTTATTCAGCAAGTAGATGCCCTTTCCGCAACCATTAGTCAATTGGTTAATCAGGCTGTGGCTTCTGCCGGCAGCACAAGTGGCACATCTACTAATGTTGCCAAAAAATCCGGATACTATGAACCAATTGCAAATACGTCTTCAACGGTTCCCACTCACAAGGAAATTCCACTTCCCGCCTACAACGCATCTTCGTCAAATATAACGGCTAAAGCCTCAGAGTGTATTTGGATTGCCAGCATGGGTAATTCCAGTGGGGTAATAAGCCCATCAGTATTAACTACAACTCAAACTTTAGTTTGCGCACAGGTACAACCAAGAATATATAGAAGTTATATTGATTTATATTCATCGGCAGGAACGCATACTTATATTTCATGCGGTCTTAATTGGTTGATTATTGGTATTCGTTATTCAGCGAGTACGTAATGACACAAAATAGGAAAACTTACCGAGTTGACTATAGCAACGGAATTAACACGATAGTTGATAAGTCAGTTATTCCTGAAAGATTTGCAACGGTATTGGATAATGTTGATTTGAGAAGTGGGTTTGCAAGAGCATTTAGAGAACCAACATTTATTTACTCAACTGGCATTCCAACAACTACTAAAAAGATTTTTAAATATAGAAGTAATTGGTTTTACTCAAATGAGCATAGGGATTATGTAGCGCAATATATAGAAGACCAAGAAAGAGTTATTTGGAGCAGTGAAGAAACAAAACCAATGAAGTTAGTTAACGGTGTTGAGTTGGCTCCGTTAGGAACCGCAAAACCAAAATCTACTCTTTCTGTAGGCATTGATAACCCACTGTTTCCAGTTAATGTTAAAGTTGAAAAATCAAAACTTCCAGGAAGATTTACTAGGGGTAGGCTTTTTTACAAAATTGCAATGGAAACATTTGAGAACGGTATTTCACCACCATCAGACGAACTTATTGTTGATACAAGCACAGAGAACTCATCTTTTGATTTATCGTTTCCGGTAGTAGAGGGCGTTAAAAATTATATTATATGGAGAAGCGATGGAACTGGTTATAAAAGGATTGGTCAAACTGACACAACTACATTTAATGATGACGGAACTAGTCACACGAGCGGTCAGGAAAATGATGATGTAACAAATTATATAGACAAGGCTGACCATGTTTATGTATATACCTATGAAAGAAATGTTGGCGGGATGGTTGATGAAAGTGGCCTTAGCCCGATATCAAATTCTTTTCATACAACATTTTCAAGAACTGTTGCTAGAAACTTTTTAACAGATGGTTACTTTGACCAAGACGAAGCGGAAGAACTAAAATCTGGTATTACTGTTATTAAAACCTCAACTAATAACTCCAAAATAAAAGTAAATAATCTCTATTACTACGAACACATTAAGCAAGTTAGATTTGTTACTAATACAAACCATAACTTTGAAACAGATGATTTGGTAGTGTTAACTGGTGCAAATTGGACTAATAAAAATTATTACCAAAAATCCTATAACGTAATTGTCGTTTCACCAACCATTTTTCACATTAAAAATATACCTGCACCAACCGATGTGCTGTCTGGAACTAATACCGCATTAGATGGTTGTTATGTTCAATTGTGTAGAACTAGACTTCAATTTGCTGCAGGTAGTTACACCACGCCCCCACAAGATGGTGATGCTGTATATGTCTATGCAGAAGATGCAACAACGGAAGGCGAATCTACACCTGAAATATTAAAACCTACTCATGTCAATCAGTTTTACATACCGCCATCTCCCACTTTGGCATTGGTAACCGGCAGTGGATTTACTGCAACTAACATTGTTAGATATAGAATTATTGCTGTTGATACAACCGGAGAAATGTCTCAGCCCAGTGCAGATACACCCATTACGGTTAACGCTACTAAGGACATTAGAATAACCCTACCGGCTGTGCCATTGGTTACCGATTTTTCGGATTTTTCACATTGGATTTTATTTAGAGAAGATGCTGCATTTAGTTTTAAATATAGACAAAATCTGTATGGAGCAGACGGAACTGATGCTCGGTTCTTAGGTGCGAGTATTTATCAGGACAGCAATCAGGCAAGTCCCGTATGGTCAGAGGTTAGGGTAGATTTAAATTCAATTTATGAAACAATGACTTTTACGAATCAATCAGGTGCTTTCAACAATAACGCTTTGAATACAGAATCTTATGCAGTTTTGGCATTTACCGGAAAAGCCAGAACTGACTCTAATGGTAAAATTGTTAATTTTGCAAATGTTGCATCGGTTGTTTATGACGAATTTGATGACCCAGACTACCCATTTAATACCTATAACATATCGCTCAGTTATGCGTATTCAACTTTTACAGATGGTGAATATGGTCAGTCTACTGCAATATTTGAATACTCGATTGATAATGGCGAAAGTTGGAGTATTTTCAAACAAGATGATTCTACAACTGCGGTGGCAAGTACAATATCGCAAGTTGGAGAAAATGTAAATTTACACATGACTACTATAAATCAAGTTATATATAATGCTGTTGGTCCCATATCCCCAGCGCAAATTAAAATAAGGATAAGATTTGCACTTGCAAACTATACAGACAGGTCTGGCGTTGGAAACGCAAATATTGCTTCTAGTACACTATTAAAAAATATTACTGGCGGTAATGGTAGTCCATTTGATTTTAATGAATATAGAAATTTTAAAAATCCATCTTTTCATCCTGAGACAATTGACGGTGATGATAATCCAATAGATACAGATGACAATAATGCAAATACGGATATTGGTACGTCTACGGGAACAGCCGCTTCGACTATTACAATACTTACGCCGATACATCCAGTAGCAGATACTCAACCTTTTGATGTATTGCCCATTAAGGATGGAACATACACTGCAAAACCATTAGTATCAACAGCAACATCAACCGGAAGTGGTGCTACCGTAACATTTGTTGTAGAAAATGGTGTCGTAATATCCGCAACAGTTGTAAATGCTGGAACTGGATACGTTTTAGATGAGATACTAACCGTTCTTTTAAATTTTCCAACAGAAAGAAAGATTAATAATATCTATTGGAATCCGTCATTTCAAGTAACTGGAATAGTTGGCGGTTACTCGCTGACGGCATCTAGCGTGCTAGATACGGGCGCTAGTATTGGTATGAGGCTCTATAATTTACAACTACTTTCTAAATACGATAAAGAAAAACAAGTTATTGACGGTTTGTATAAAATAACTACCTATGCTCCAGATGGAACTCCCTTGCCAACTAATAATTACGATATCAACGTACTTACACCCTATTGGACTTCACCAACGCAATTGAACAATATTGCCAAGTGGGTTCCAAGAAATGGTTACTACCAATATTGGAATTTATATAGAACCGGTGTTGCAGGTACTTACCAATTAGTTGAGAAGATACCAATAGATAAGGCTATTTATAAAGATAATAAATCAACCGCATATCTGGGAACTAATCCAACTTCATACTATGTTGATACTGGTATATTGGGCGAAGTTGATGTTTTATTTAATAAAGCCCCGGTTGATTTGCAGCAACTAAAAGAACACTTTGGAATGTATTTTGGTATTAGCGGTAATGCGGTTAGGTGGACACCCATAGGGCAACCTGACGCTTGGCCTGATACCTTTTTTGTTACGTTACCCTACAAACCATTGGCTCTAAAAAGTTTTGCAAATAGTTTAATTATATTGTGTGAAGATGCAGTTTACAGGCTTGATGGTAATGGCCCTGTTTCTATGAGTTTATCCAAGACTCAAATAGAAGACGGTTGTATTGCCGCCAACTCAGTTCAAGCAACCTCTTCTGGTTTAGTGTACTTATCAAAGAGGGGCCTAATGGTTAGTGATGGGCAAAGGGCAAAATGTGTTAGCGATAATAAAATTAACCCAATAATGTTTACATCAACTTCCAGAATATCTAACCCACTTAATTTTTGGTGGGTTCCTACTGCCGGAAGTTATTTTTATTCCAATCTAGCAAGTGAATATGGAATTGTAGAAGGTACAAATATAGCCCGTGAACTTTACGATATTCAGTCGGCTTCTTATCCAAATAGTTATATTAAATCATTTACATGGTTTGGAAAATATTTTATCTACTGGAGCAACTCCCTAGACGGAGACTACAATGGACATACTTGCATTTGCCTGGATTTGGATGCAGAAGGTATGCCTATAACTACACTTGGCTTAAATGCTGTA